AAAAGTTAAAGGGAACAGCGTTGCTGTTACCTCTTCAGTAACAACTCCCCACTGCAGAATTAGATCGTTCGCAAATTTAATGTATCCGTTCGGCTCTAATAAGGCGGCGACGATGCCGTTATTTGTATCCTGCGTATCAATAGTAATTTTTGTATTATCTTTTTTGGTAAACGTAATCGTTGTACCGCTTACGCTTGCGTTAACGATAGCATCTAATATACCAAGATTACTCAATGCGCTTATAGCGCTTGTTGCGCCAGTGCCACCTTTTGCAATAGGCAAAGTACCATTAGCATCCTGTGGGAAAGCCATAAAGGTACTTTGAGTTCCATTTGACTTCGTTACTGTAACAGTGCCGTTGTTCTCGGTTACATCAGATACCGGATTGCCAATATTATCACTTATACTCTTCGCTCTGTCCGCTTCTGCTTTTGCTCTATTAGCCTCGTCCGTAGCTTCAATAACCTTAGCTGTTGTTTCACTTGCTTTAGTTGTCGCTGTTGCAGCATATTCTTTAGCATTTTCTGCGTAGCTATTCGCTTCGCTTTCATACCGCTTAGCTTCACTAGCGCTGTTGCTGGCATTTGCAGCAGCTTCATTTGCAGCAACTTTAGCTGCTTTCGCTTCTGTTTCGCTTGCGCTTGCACTTACACTTGCTTGCTTTGCGTTTGCTTCGCTTTCCTTTGCTGCTTTTACATTTTCTGCAACAGCGTTTTTCATCAGCAGAGTGTCCGCCTTGTAGCTAGCTGCAACAGCAGCACTATTAGCAGCATCTGATGAGGATGCTGCCGCCGCAGTTTTACTAGCATCTGCATTAGCGGCATAAGATTCTGCCTTGCTTTCACTTTCAGCCGCCGCTGCTGCTTTGGCAGCAGCTATATTAGCCTGCGCCGTTGTCGCTTCTAATTTACTCTGTGCTAGCGGCAATACATTCGCCGGGTCCTCCGTCAAGACAATGCGCTTGCCATCATCCGCAATTCTAAACGATTTGCCGGCCTCAAACGGCACTTCATTGACAAAAGCATCACCATCTATATCCACACTCATGATAATACTGCGGTTAAGTTTCTCGGCTATCTGCTGCATAGCCATTACGTTTTCATCAAACGCAAGCTCCACATCTTCCGCGAAGTACGGCCCGTTGTTGACAAGGTTCATCATCTGCTGGAGCGGCAGCTCACGCATAATAACCAGTTTCTTGCCTTCCGGCAAAGCTGTTCCGCTACTAGGATATGTTATCTGCCTTGCATCCATGTCCAGCTGATAATCGCTTGTGGCAAGCGCCGTGCCATCATCCTGCATCAGATATACCTTAATATATTCCGGATGCTCTGCAGGACACTCAAAGGTAAACGGAAATGTCCTCGTTGAGCCGTTACCAACATATATGTTTTTAGTAACGTCTTTCTGTACTGTCATGTTCTGCTCCTTTCCATAACGCAAAAGCCCCGGCATCAGCCAGGGCTTTTTGCATACTTATTGACAATAATATTTTACCACGGCTTTCAGGCCGTTTTGTAAAGTACAAAATGACTATTTTTGATTTTTCTTCAGCTTTTTATCAAAAATCAAGGCGCGCAGATAATCCGCAACGCTTTCATCGAAGCCGCTTTCCAGATACTGCAGCATTGTTGTAAAGCTATCTATTAACGTGCTGGGCGCTCCGGTAACCTGGCTTGTCAGCTTGCCCATCTCCCGCAGCGTATCGCTGATAGTTTTCTTGTCACTGACAGCGCTTTGGATAACTCTGTTTGTCTGTTCAATGGTATTTTGGATAGGAATTTTTGGAGCGAATTGATGCTCGTCAAATACCTTGGCCATAAAGTAAGGTACAGCATCACGCAGCACCGGTATGCCACCGACAATGCCTGTAAGAGATTCCTGCCCTATGCTCTTGATAAGCTTTTCAATCTTCCAGTCATCATCGTCACCGCTTGCGCCAGCACGCAGCATCGCTGAGATAACCGCCGGCAGAAGTACCCACATCAGCAGCGCATCGCCGGAATGAGCTACAGCTTTCATCAGAGCCATGCTTTTATTCTTTGCGCTTGCCGCTACAGCCTTCTTATAACCTACCTTCGCTTCCCATAATTTATAATTGAGAGCATTATAGACTGTAGAGTTATAGCTGTAGTACATAGTGAGCTGCTTCATCAGCTCGCTGCCCTTACGTTGGATGGCAGCTTTATCTACCGTACGGCCGGAGCCGAAGCACCAGCGCACTGCAGCATCGCCGGCATTTACGCCTGCTTCCCTCGCCTGCTGCGGCGAACGTCCGGCATCCATCTCTGCATTGTAGGTCTTTTCGTATTCGTGCTGCCAAAGCGGCAACGCCAGCATCAGGTCTGTCCAGGTTATCATCTTAAACGCGTTGTTTTTGATAGCCTCGCCAGCCTTACCAATGCCCGGAATACCATCCAAAATATTAGGGCCTTTCAGTGCATCATGGATGCTGGCATCCATGGTTTCCGCACGTTCTGCCATGAAGACGGAGCGTTGGAAAACAAAGTCCGTATATCGACGCGGGGCACTGTAAAACTTTTTGAGCGAGTGCAGCAGCTCAGCAGCGCCCATATAATGAGCTACGCTCGAAGCGTTAGCGATATTCAGCAGCGCCGTTGTTACCCTGAAGCCCATTGTTCCCATTGTCTGAGCGTTACGCAGCTTGGCCATGCCCTTTTCGTAGGCCGTCCTCGGTATCGGTTCTTCCGCCCAACAATCGCTGGTCCACTTTTTCAGATTCTTATAAGCGTTCTGGCCGAGGTAATTATAGACAAGGTTTTTAAAATTATCATTAAGAACGATACGGCGAACGTCGCGTACCGGTTCGCGGAATGCTACCAGATGAATAACGTCAGTAATACTGCCGCTGATAACTTCAAACCTAAGATCCAGCCTGCGCTCAACCTTATGCTGAGTACGTTCTTTCAGAAAGCCCTTGCCTAAAGACATTGCAATGTTGCTCATTGCCGATTGCTGTGCAGCGTCAGCCTGCTCCTGCGTACGCAAATCCCGCAGGTCGTATTTAATAGGGAAGTAGCCACCATCTAAGGTATAGATTTTCCGGTCCTGTCCGACAACAACAAAGCCTTTGGCTTCCTGCTTCTGCAGCACGGCACCGGTCATGCGTGCTTCAATCTCTCTTATCTGGTCCCAATGTATATCGTAGAGCTTCCAGATACTGTTGACGAGGTTCCAGTCGCGCTCATCCAGATACTGCAGCACATTTTTAACCTGCGCTACATTGACGTGATAGCCGTCTAGAACGCGCTGCTGGTTCGTTTCAGTGCCCCAGTTAAGCGCAATCATAATCGCCTGTTCCTTGGTAATAACCGATGAGCCAAATTTATAGCGGCGTTTGTTACGCATATCTGCCAGTTCCTCGGGAGAGTAGGCACCAAACAGTCCTTTTAATTTGTTCTGCATATTCACGGCCATCTTCAGCTCTTTGTCTGCAGCTTCCTTCAGCGGGTCGTAGATATACCGCAGCGCCACATCACCCAGCTTTTTCAGCTCCACCTCCGGCTTAATCAGTAACCTGTCAGCCTGGTCTATAAAGTTTGCAGCGTCATCCTGCCATCTGTTTTTATTGGCACCAGTCGGGTCAGCGTTAGCGAGTTCTATCATACGCTGGCGCACTTGCCCTTCAATCTCAGCAACTGCTTCGTCAACAGTCAGGGTTCTGCCATCCTTGGTTTTAATCGTGGCCAGCTTCATATTATCCATACCGCGCTTATAGATGATATGCATAACCTGTGCCACCAAATCAACCTGCATATTGCTCAAATCCTTATGCCCTGCTTTACGTTTATTGCTGTTCATCGCCGCCTGCAGGAACCATTCAGGCAGATTGGTCTGGCCATCTGGTCCGAAGAACGGAGACTCCAGCATAAGGCCGCCTTCTTCCCTTGTAGCATCTGCTTTCATGAGTACTTCCATGATGCCCTCATAATGCGGCGGTACCGGTGCGTCTGCGTCAGAAAAGCCAAACACATACATAAGATGATTATACGCATAACGTTCATCTGCAGATATGTTCTTCGCCTTGCTGATTGTCTGCTGCTTGCGCTTTAGGCCATCTTCAATCTTCTTTATCTGCTTGGCGTTGCGGACAGCTCTGTCAGCAAACATATCATAGATCAGCTGAGCCTGTTTGTATTTGACGGCCTTATCCCAGTTGCCTTTGATAAGAGATTGCTCGGAATTGTACTGCGCCTGCGCCGACTTTCTGCGCCACATCTGGTAGTTATTGGCATCCTCAATAGGCATAACCTCCAGCTTCATCTCGACGAATTGCACATAGTCCTTGTAATGACGAAGTGCTGCATCACGCAGGCCACGCACATTAGCAAGCAGCTCGCGCTTATCCTGCTTCAGTCCCTTTGTTTCTGCAGTAAGCTCTTCTATCTGCTTGCTCTGCCTGGTCATCTTGTCTACCGTCTTAATGACACCTTTTTCTGCAGCATCATTCTTGTCTTCGGCCTCTATTCTGGTAGTCATGTTACGCTGCTTTTTGGCAATGCGCTCAAACGCTTCCAGCTCCATCGCCGTGGCCAGCTTACGATATTTGCTCTCCTGCACCACTTCTTCCGCACGTTCACGGAAATACTGAGCATCTATGCCGCTGTTATCTATCCCTTTCTTAAACTCTTTCATATGAGCTTCTACCGCAGCATCCAAGCTGCCGCCATACTCTTTAAGCTGCTTAACGTAATCTTTCACGTTCATGCCAAGTGTTTCGCAGATAACAGACCTGCTCGTATTAGGGTTATTCTTGATATGCTCCTGAATAATAAATACCGGTTCTGCGGCCAGCTTCTCACGGTATTCCGCTTTTTCACGCTCAAACAGTTCCTTTTCCTGCTGCCGGTAATCTTCCTTGACGTCCTTCAGTGCTATCTTTAGCACCTTTTCCTCAGCATCAGCCTTGGCGCGCTCTACCATACGGCGATATACGTCCTTCGTGCTTCCCTCCAGATAGTCCAAACCACCGCTTTCGGCAAAATCATCCACGCCTTTTTTTCTCATAGCAATGTCGATTTCATCTTCACTGGCAATCATGCGGTCCATAACTGCTTTAACCTCTTTGGACGGAGCACCGCCAATCTGGCTGAATGCACGGTAAATTTTAGTCAGCCACTGCTTGAAGCGCCGGAAGATACTGCGCGTTGCTTCTGTAGGCGCTTCACCGCTCTTCAGATAGTTTTCAAAGCCGCGGGCAAAACGTTCATGCATCCAGAGCCGTTGCATCTGTTCCAAGGTCATTGCCCTGCCTTCAATTTCAACGGAGCCTTGGGCAACTGCTGTTTTCATCTGCTCGTTTAGCTTTTTAAACTCGCTCTCCATAGCAGTGCCTTTGTACTCTTTGACAAATTGTGTATCATTCCACGCTGCCCACCGGTTAATCGTGGCCACATCATTCAGCAGCTGCTTCGGAGCATTCGGTAATTCTGCCAGCGCCAGCATATCATGCAGATAGATATGAGCCATCTCATGCATAAATGTCGACTGGTCTGCAGCCTTAAACAGAGAAATAACCTTCTCGCCGGTAGTTTTAAAGGCAGTCTGGCCTTTGAGCTGCCATAAGCCGCGCTGATCAGAGTCCATGCTGTAGCTTCTGCCGCCAAATACAATGATAGGATTATCGATAGCGTTCAACACTTCGTTATCAATTCTTTCCTGGCTTGCGCCCATGGTATAGAGCCGTGCTTTCATTGATGCTACTCTGGCTTCCTGCTCTCCATGCAAACGGAAGTATTTTTCATAATCGCTAGAGCTTTCGTCTTCAGCTTGCCATTGCAAATCTGTCTGCAGCTCCTTGATTTCCTGCAGGCGCTTTACTTTTTCTTCGGGTATCTGTTTTTCCAGCTCTTTAACCTTATTTTTGATATTAGAAAAAGCAGCATCGGAAATTTCACCGGTGTCATGTTCAAAGTCAGCTATGTCATATTCGAGCATAGCCGTAACATATTCTTTACCTTTAGGATGTAGGCGCTCTATTTCTTCATCGTACTTCTGCATCTGGCGCTTCATCTGTTCATTGACTCTGGCCGGGCTGCCGCCGCCAGCAAAGCCTTCTGCATTCTGTATGATATGCTGGATTTCATGGATGAGAGTTTCTTTCTGAGATTCAATAGGGCGGGCACCTTCCAAAACAGATTGAAATTGTTCTTTCAACTTTCTTTTCTTTTCTTCCAAGGAATATGATTTTTGAGAATTAAATTCTTCATTGGAAAAAGGATCAGGTACATCATCAACACCAAAGTAACTATTTTCTAGCTTTGTAGCTATTTTTTCGATAACACTGTCTTCTGGTAAAACTCCTTTCGCAATATCATCGAAAGCTTTTATTACACTGCTTTTTGCGTCGCTGTCTCCCCGCACTGCCCACAACATTTCCTCTCTTTCTCTTGCTTTCAAAGGATTTACTCCAGTTAGTCCTCTATTGAGCACTATTTTTCTTTTGCCTATAGCATAGCCACCTGTGTTATAATCCATAAATTCTGTAGTGACTTCAAGATTTGCTAACCACGGATAAGCTTCATACAACGCAGGATTATCATAGATGCGACCAAGCGTAACTGTTTCATTGTCCCTCAATTCCACAAGGTTAATTTTATCCAGATTATCAGGAATTTCAAAACGCCACTTGCCGTCCGCGCCCAAATGCCAGCCCATCTTCTTGTAGATAGTTTTCATATCTGCATCTTTGGCCAGCATTTCTTTTGCTTCCTTCAGCTTCTCCATATTTGCAGTCATAGCACGCTCGCCAGCAGATTGGTTATAGCGCTCTATAATATCAATGCTCTTATCATCGAAGACGACAAAGCAGCGGCCATCTTTCATACCTTCGTAAGCTATGCCTTTAATTCCGTGCTCATTAAGCAGCTCAGACGCGCCACGCCAATTATAATCCTCTTCGCCCATAGCCTTCGCCAGAGCATCGTAAATCTTGTTGCCGGAAAACATGCCCCCCAAAGTACCGGAAATATCAGCTTTTGCCTGATTGATAACCTCCTCTTTTGCAGCAGCATCTTCTGCTTTGGCACGCTCTAATTCTTCTTCTAAAGCAGCAGCCTGGCTTCTGAGCTTCTCTTGTTCTTGATTACGATACTCACCATCTGACTTTAGCTTTTCAATTTCTTCTTTGCTATATCCGTATCTTTCCAAGCTTCTTGCAAGAGTTCTATAACCAAATGTATTAGAATTGCTCTCTAAAAGCTTACCAATGCCATCTGCTAATTTATTGAAGCCATCAATCTTAAACTGAACCTTGCCAGCATTATCAAAAGCTCTTAATTTAAAGTTCAGCAGATTTTCCCAGAACTTCATTGACCGCGCATCATCCAAAGATTCTATAGTATTTTTCAAAAGCGCTTGTACATTTTTGTTCTGATTAATGAAAGTCTTTTGTTCGTCTAGCAATACATCGTTTTCTGGAACTTCCACTTTCAGCAGGCGTGAAGTATTTTCGTACTTCACGTTAGCTTTTTCAATAATGTTTATCGCTTCTTCTAGTTTAGCAATATAGCTTTCTGTATTAGCCGTTCTTTTGGTTCCGGCAATTCTTTCCTTTAAACTTTTTATTGCCCTTTCCTTATTCTTGTTTCCGGTCATTGCATCAAACGTATCCAGAACAAATTCTAACGGATCATTGTCAATGAGCTTCTGTCCTGCTGCTGTTGCCCAATCTCCCTCCTCATCAATTTTGTACGTAACCCCATCTACAATTACTGCGCCAGCGTCAGCCCCCAGCACTTCCTTGTATGCCTCTGATATTTTTCTATCCTTAGCAAAGTACAGGCCCCAGCCATGTACCTGGTCACCAACGCCATCGCCGATTTTGCCAATATCAAACCTTTCAAAATCGTAAGGCGTGCCATGCCATGCTTTCTGGTCTAATTTCATAGAGCCAATAGCCATCTGATCTTCTATTCTTAGATTACCTGTATTTTCATCTATATAAGGGTCACCATACAAATCTTTGACTTTAGCCAACATTTCTGTTATACTGAACGCGGAGGAATTGTTTGTTTCTCCACTAATCCCGTCATAGGTCAGGCCGCCTTTTGCCTGCGATGACGGGATTTTGTTTTCCCTTATTTCATACAATGTAACCTCATTCAGGCTTTGAAGTATATCGAGGCTATTGCCAATAGCGTTTATAACCAATACTCTCGGTCTTTTGTTTAAAATTACCGGCATTACAAATCTATAGGTGAAGCTATCTTCAGTATCCTCTTTAAAATATTTTCCCTTGCTATGTTCAGTCGGAGCAATTTCAATCAGTATGGCTTTCCTCAACACTTCTTTAGGATTGCTAAGGGTTATATTTCTAGCACGTCTCCTTTTATTATCGCTTAATCTGTTTTGAGACCTTGCCAGAACTATATGACGTGAATAATAATCATCCTTAATTTTCGAAAAGTCAAATACTGCTCTAAGATCTTCCGTAGTTACCGGTTCGCTGGTGCTTAAAACATTTTTTATGTAATTTATGGTTTTGTCTATAGCGTCCGGGTGAATGCTATTATCACCAACAGAATCAATTAATTCATCTAAATTTATAGCCTCATATCGCTTCGATAAATCAATACCTACATTTACTGCCTGATTAAACTTCTGCTCCGTAGCTTCGCTTTCACTTCTGATAAGCCCAATACTACGCGCATAATCAAGCGCAGTATATTTAGTATGGCCAACCTGTCTATGCAGCTCAGCCATGCGGTCTGCCATTCGTGCGGTAAGGATAGCACTCATCTGTGCTGCCTGCCGCACTTCTTTGCTTTCAGCGCCTTCCAGCTTGCCACGCAGCTTACGGTATACCTCAAAGCCTTCTTCGCTCAGGCCTTCAGTAATAGAGAGTTCGCCCGGATCTATTTTTTCCAGAGCAGGAGTCAATGCATCCAATCTGCGGATGGCTTCTTCCGTTGCTTCCATTGATGCCTTGTTATTTTCATACCATTGGTTATCTTCCGGAGTGCGGTTTTCCCAGCCAAAGAGTCCATACTCGTTATGGCCGGTCCAAATCTCACGCGCCAGCTCACGCAGCTCCATCTTAGAGGGCTTATGCTTATTCTCTTTATAGTAGCGTTGATACCAAGGGTCGTTATTGCTTACCTTGATGCCACGCATCTGATTATCATATTCGGGGATTTCTACTACAGCTACGCCGTTGCCCATACCCTTTTCCAGCTCTTCGATAATCTGATTAAGCGGCTCGTCAATCTTGGCCTGCAGTGATTTTCTGATTTCCTTTACGCCTTCCTTAGGATTATCTGGAAAGCGGCGCAATACTGCCTCTGCTATCTCACGGGTTTCCGGAGTATGGAAGTTATTATCAAGGTAGGTATTCAAAGCATCTTCACGCTGGCGGTTCTCATATGCCAATATGCGGTCCATCTCGCGGCGCATCCTGCCGGCATATTCTCTGTTGCGTGCCAGGCATTCGCTGATATCGCTGAATGTGATATAGTCTTCCAGATGAGCGCCGATTTCAGTCGGCAGCAGCTTAGATACATAATCAGCTGTACTGATTTTCAAGTCTGCCTTAGTATCGATAATGTCTTTAAGATACTGTTCGCCTATGCCTGCTGCCTTTGCTGCAGATTTCAAAAGCTCATAGCCGCCCTGCTGATTAAGGACGTACTCTGTATCTATGTTAATAGTTTCCAGCTCTGTACCTTTAAGCTGATTATTCAGTACCTCGTTATATACTTCCGGAGCTTTTTTAAACAAAGCGTTATTTTTGATATCCTCGGCAAGACTTCTCAGCATAGATATACCGTTAGCATCACGCAGGTTAGCCTTCTGTTCTTCGCTTTTCAGCTGCAGCGCCGCGGATGCACGACGCATAAAGGATACCGTGCTTGCTCCATGCGCACCAGCGCCAAAGCCGATCGACGCAGGCAGCGCCTGCCAGCTTGCCTCCAGCCCGCCAACAATAACGTCCTTTGCCGTATATGTAGGGATATCACCGCCTGGATTGTTTGCTGCAGCAATATCAGAAATAATTCTGTTGCTCATCTCCTGCACTCCTTCTTCCGCGCTCTCGGAGATGGCCACTGTTCCGATGTTCTTTGCACTGTCACGCAGATATGCGGCAAGCAGGCTCTGCAGCTCCGTGCTGTCCTTGGCACTGCTGATAATTTCTTTGATGCTCTGCGCACCTGCACCGCCTTTGATGACGCTTAGGATTTTATCTGCGTTGCTGAATTCTATGCCTGTTTCCAACGCTGCCGCTACAGCAGCATAGCTGCGCGCCTGATTATCTGTCAGCAGCTGCCTGCCCTGCTTATCCTTATAGCCTCTGTAATCAAGGTAGTTGTTGCCGGCGATTTCGTCATACATATCCTGCGCCATACCGATACGGCTGCCGACACTATAACCAATCTTGGCACCTGCTGCCGCGCCTGCAGCAGCACCTGCACCCAGCGTTGCACCGCCACCGGCAATGCCGCCGAGAAGCGCGCCGAAGCCAGCGCCATATACGCCCATCTTCTGGCCATTAAGAGCATTACGCAGCATCATCTTGCCACTCTGCACCGTGCCTCCGACAATAGCACTCATCGGGTCCTCAAAAAGCCCCGGCAGTTCCTTGGTATTTTTCTGTGCTTTTTCAATTTCTCCTAAACGTGCAATGTCAGCATCCGTCAGCTCCTTGCCGTTCATAGCGGCGTAGCCCATACGGCCGCGCTCGCTCATCAGGTTATCAAGCTCCCAGCCGGTCTTAGCTGCTTCAATAATGCCCTGCGTCTGGCGCACGTTCTTTAAGTTATGCAGAGCAATAGCAGCGTCGGTATCACTTAGCTTGGCCAGCTCACTCAGCTCAGGGTAGGCCTTAAACACTGCCTGCGGGTCCATAGCCTTCTGCTGATAATTATATACATTGCGTGCGTTGGCCAGATTATCAGCGTTAGCCAGGATAGCATTTTCCGGAATGCTTGTAGCCGCGCTGATTTTCTTTGCTTCAAGCAGTACATCGTCTTTGCTGTAATGATATTTTTTATACGTTCTGTCCCACAAAGAGCCTAGTCTGTCCTTTTCGAGTTCTTCCGCACTCTTTTGTGTAGGATAGTATTTAGCAAGCTCTTGTTTAGTGCCATTGTTCCATGTTCCGGTTTCATCAATAAAGCCGGCACTGGTATCAACATCAGCGCTGGAGAAAAAATTCTTCACTCCGTCCCAGAATCCTGTTTTGTTGTTACTGTAAGAGCCGACCGGTTCTGTTTTTGCCTGCTCAACAGCAGGACGAAATTCACGCGGAATGTTCTGTGTTTCCTGCTGCTGGCCACCTTGCATATTACTGAAATTAAAAGTTCCCATAATGTTAATCTCCCATCGTCTGCTTAAACGCTGCCTTGCTCATGCGCACCGGCTGAGCATTGCCATAAAACCATACATTGACATAACCGTCGTCTGCATTACCGATATGATAGATATCATGGTTGCCAAGCTGTGCCATGTTGTATGATATATCACTGTTCCAGAAGTGTTCACCTTCTATCGTAACACCGCCAACGCCCTTAACCAGTCCCTGCTCCATAATATCCATCACCCAGTCTACGGTAGGCGTGCGGTTTTCTTTAGCTATGTATTCGTTTATTGCTCTTTTGGCGTACCGCTTCAATCCTGGACGCCACGCTTCCGGCACCTTATTTCTTCCGCCCATTTTGCTGTAAAAGGCTTCCATAACGCTGTCCCAGTCAAATGATGCCTTGCCTTCGCCCCTAGCTGCAGCTTTCGCCGCCTGCTTATTCATATGCACGTATTTCATAATTGTTTCCGTGCTGCAGCCTGCATCAGACAACTTCTGGATCAGCTCATCCTGCGACAGTCCGCCCTTGTCTATGGCATCCTCTATTTCCATAGCCTCACCTACAGTTAATTTGTGTACGCCCGAAGATGTAAAGCTTTTGGCTACAGCATGCAAAGTTTTATAGGCGCTATAATCGTTGCCTGCTATCTGTTTGGCCATGTTTTCAAAATACGCCGGGTCGCGTATGCCATTATTGTAGGCAGCAAACATTTCATCCGAAGCTCTTTCCACCATAAGGTTAGTGCTTGTACGCTTCTGCTGCACCTGCTGCAGCGCGTACTGCATATAACCTTTTTTTAATTCTTCGCGCTCTGTAGCGTCCATAGCTCTGCCGCCGATATGGCTGTAGCCTACCGTATGATATCCGGCAGCATCCAGAGCCAGTTCACTCACTCCATGCTCACCGCTCTGGATAACCTTGCCGGTCTTGGCATTGTATATGCCGACATGGGTAATGCCCTTATAGGCCTTGGTGTCAGAATGTACATCATCCGGGTTGTCGCTCGTAGCGTACTTGCTGCCATCTACCTGCCAATAGACAATATCTCCGTCCCTTAATTGTTTACGGTCATTAAACGTCAGCCCTTTACGTTCTGCGTTAAGGTAGGTACCGTCAGCCAAACTGCTGGTAATTTCATAATCACCGCCAGCCGTCTGAATATACTTTTTTACAAAGTTAGCGCACTGATTGCTGCCCCAAGCCTTGCCTTCCTCTCCCTGTGCAAATGCCAAACCTTTGGCGATATCTGCCGTACCGGTCTGCGTAGACAAGAGCGCCTGCACACCGCCGTTTATATCACTGCCATACTTAGCATAAATGCCGGCAAAGGTATTAAGCTGATTATTGCTTTTCTCCCTCGCACTGATAATCTTGTCATACTGAATACGTTTCTGCGGGTCCATAAGATAACCGTAGGCCTGCAGTATCTCGCCGCCACGCGTCCATCCTTCGCTGCTGTCTGAATTGATAGCAGCCTGCGCTGCCGTCTCTGCTACCGCAGCCTTCCATTTGTTGCTTGCTTCAGCAATCTTTTCCTGGCCATAGTTGGCGTACCTTGCTGCAGTCATAAAATCGCCGCGGCGCATAACAGCGTCCAGATCATCATTGTTATGCCAGTTTACAGCTACGTCCTTCAAAGCTAATTTGTATTGATTGTTAAGCTGCGTATCCTGGTACTTCTCCATCTCGCCCATGGTATAACGTTCCATCTGGGCACGCTGGCCGGTCCAGTCACGCTCAATGGTATTGTAAAAGGCCTTGCTTCCCAAAACGCCACGCAGCGTCGACGGTCCTTTTTGCATAATGCCATTGATAATCTTCTTGCGCCCTTCCTCGTACTTGGTAAGGTTATCCCTTGCGTTCTCTTCCTTGTTCTGCAGCAGCTCATTCTGCAGCCTGCTCATCTGCATATTATAATCATTATTGGCCTTCATCACGTCGGCAATGGCTATCTGCTCATAGAGCTTCTGCCCTCCCTCGACCATCATATTGGTAAGATTTGCATTTGCCCTTGCCAGCGCCATCTGCCCGCCCATATCAGGATGCACACCGCTCGTCCGGCTTGCAGGCGTACCGAGCTTTGCCTGGTTCTCGTAAACATCAATTACTGCCATATTCTGCTCCTTTCCTATATACGCAAAAAGCACCCAAGGCTTAGCCTCAGATGCTTTCTACGTTGCTAATTTTTTAGAGTATGATGAAAATGGGAGAATGGCTTCCCTTCCGCACTATCATTTTAACACACATACTTTGCCGATTTGTAAAGTACAAAATGACATTTTTACCATTTTGCTTTCGCCCAGCCATCATTACTGTAGCTTGAGATGCCGCCACCGGTATGAGCAGGCAGTCCTTTCATCTCTGTGTAGCCCGGTACACTGTAGTTTTGCAGGCCTACGCTTTTACCGGCTGAGCTTTTCAACGCACCCATGCTTTTGGCCGTATAAAGATTAGACGCTACGCTCAGCCCTGCCTGCAGCATGCTGTTCATCATAGCGCGCTTGCCGGCCTTGCGGTATGCCCTGGCGCTCGACGCATAGGCATCGCCCTGATTCAAATTGTCCGTACTCTGCTGGAAGATGTTATCTACCTGCTGACGCGCATTGTATCTCTCAAAGGCAAGCTCCTGCTCCTGGTTAAACTGGCTGTCTGCCATCGCCGCTAGTGCACTGCCGCTTGCCGTTATTCCGGCCGCGCCGATGTTTGCTCTCTGCTGCCCCTGCAGCTGCAGCAGTCTGCGGCGTTTGTTTTCCTCGTTGATTTCATTGTTCTGCGCCTGCTTCTCGGCCTGCTCCTGCAGCTTCTGCGCATTGTTATAGGCGATATCAGCATTTGCCTGAGCCTGCGCCGCCTGCGCGTTGGCCTGCTGACGTGCTGCACGTCCCTGCAGATAACCGCCCAAGAGAGTTGCACCAATCATTACTCCTACGCCCATGCTATCCCTCCTTTAAAATTCTTTCGTCAAAATAAAATTCCCTGTGCGGCAGATTGTAGATTCCGCATTGCACCGGTTCCGATATCTCAGCGCCAAGCCATCTGAGCCAGCGCAGGATTTCTGCGTTCCCAGCATCAACCTTATTGGACATAGGCCCATAGGCCTCCACAATCGCCCTCAGAAAGCGTTTGGTATATCGCCCTACTACTAACCTATGCTTCAATGTTTCGTCGGTCATGAGCAGCCAGACGCACTTTACAGAGCATATTGCAGCAGGGCTTCTTACTCCATAGATAGCTGCAGGTACGCCGTCAATATAAAAACAGCCAATCAGTTCGCTGTATCTGACACTTCTTTTTAAAACATCCAGCTCATGCCCAACACCATACAGCGCCGCCAGCTCCTGCCTGTTGTCCTGCCGCAGATGAGCGGCCACGTATTCAATATCTCCATCCGACGGACGGCCAAAAGTATATTCCGCCATATTATCCTCCCGGCACAATCTCCGGCACAATGGCCAATACCGTCATCGGAAGCGGTGCATCCTGCTTAATGATAAGCTGCTGCGTTTCGTCCCAGCCTGCAGCAGGCAGGACGATTTTTTTCTTACCGGTGAAAAGTTTTGTAGACTGGCCATATGCTTCAGTATCGCGCCATTTGATTTCATCCAGTTTTTCCTCACTCAGGCCATACAGTCCGCCACGCGTGTTTTTAAAGAGGACGGAAAGATTACCTATGCGCTTCTTGCGGCTAATGGAGCTGCCGTCCTGCATCTGGAATTCTATCGGCAGCGTCTTTATGACTGCATCAATAGGCAGTCCTACATGCACAACACTGTAGCCATGCTTTTCGCTCAGCGTAACTTTACCGCCTTCCACCTTCTGCTGCGGCAGCGCGTTTCCGTCAGCCAGTATGGCCACGGTTTCACCCTCCAGCCACGTCAGGCCCGTTACCTCTTTTATATCGCTGCCACGTACGGTTATGCCGTCGTCAACATAAATCTGTTCTTCCGGCACATCGTTATCGTTCCTCTTTTCCAGCATAACGTTCTCGTATTGGCCGTTACGTTCTATGACAGCATAAAGCTCGTCACATTCTCCGCCAGGGATGCAGCAGACATTGACAAAGCGCGCATTCTTAATGCTATGCTTATGCCATGCGTAGATATCCTGCTCCTTGATATAGGTCAGTCCCAAGAGCAGGCCATCATCTCGGACAAACCATATGATGCTGTCCGGAGTCTGCTGGTAGGTCATAGCTACTACTTTGTGGCCATCGAAGAGATGAGAGCATAGTAGGTTGAGGTCATCGCCGGTGTATTTATCAGCCTCATAGCTGTATGCCAGGTCACGGATGATGTTGCCCTGCTGCTGCGCAAAGACAATTCTGCTGCCTACAGTTACCGGTAATACGTCAGATATGCCGCGGTATTCCTGCGCCTGACTTAAAGTATTGCTAGGCGTGAGCGCTTTGCCTTGGCCACCACTTACCTTATATTCACCGCCGCTTGTCAGCAGAATCAATTCTCCAAAGGCTACCATTGCTTTGATACCGTTCATCTGGCCGCCGTTTAGAGTAGCCGTTACTGCATCATCGTCTACCACAGGTGTTGATGTTCCGAAATTATAATAATCTCCTACCTTACTGCTCCAGAACGTCTGCGGATATCTTGTGCTGCCGGCAAATACCAAGCGGTCTTCAAAGAAGCCTGCTGCAGACGGATAGCCCTTGCTCCTGCTCCACGGAGAAAAAGCCCAGATTTGCGTAGCGTCTGTACTGCCAATCGTGCGCAATACCTTGCCTTTAACCTTTTTACCGCTGATGTACTCAGTAATTTTTATAATACCGCTATAATCATTGCCGAAGCTCTGCACAGTGACGTAACCGGTCTGCTTCTCATTCTCACCGCTCCAGATGGTTGTATCAAACTCTGTTGAGGTTACCCTGTACCTGACAATGTATTCCTCTTCGTTCTTTTCGGTAAAGTTGTAGTTCTGGCTGTGATTGCCGTCCTGAGTTCTTACAAGCTCCCACATAGAGCTGTTCTCGTTATATTTTTCCAACGAGAAGTTTCCCTTCCAGAAGCCGAAGCTCTCTACATAGACGCTAGAGCCCGGCAGGCAGCTTACCAGCAGCGCATCCGTTGCATCAGGTTTGCCTTTTTTGTATTCGCTTTTTTTATAATGAGTCAGCTCAATAAGGCTGCCAATGTTATCTTTCTCAAAGATATCCTTATCGGCCGTTAACGTGACTTCGCCTTCCGTCGCACTGGCCGTTATCTTCGCTGCCTTGCTGCCATAGCGGAAGCGGATATTACAGTACCCGTCACCGCCGCTTTTGCCGTTGACGCTGGCAGCATCTGTTCCCTTTATGCCACCGGCAGCACCACCGCTGTAGCTCGCACCTTTGCTGCCTGGTGTAGTCTGGACCCGGAAAAGAATATGGCCGCCACTTCCAGCTCCACCACCTTTAACTGTCCTGCCAAACGCAATCGTGTTGCCGCCAGCGCCACCAGCATCTCCATCAACGGTCAAGTATCTCCCCGACTTTTCGCTTAACCTGCCGTTACCACCTTTACCACCAGCACCAACCTCAAGCTTATACTTTTGCCCAGGCTGAACATCAGTTGAAAAGCGGATGTATTCACCTGTGCCGCCATCACCTCCGGGAGCCGTATATGTTCCTGCGATAGCAGCGCCGCCACCACCGCCGCCAGCACCAGCCAATTCTACCGAAATATTGGTTACGGTATCAGGAAGCGTCAGCTCGTAGGTTCCAGGACCATAACGATATAATTGCGTTACCTGCTCATCCTCCGTTGCAGTACTGCCATTGCTGTCCTCAAACGGACCGCCTGTTATAGGCATCTGTTCCCAGCGCCAGTCATATGTACTGTAGCGCGTAAGCGTCATAGGGTAATGATCAGGATGCACGATAAAAAGCACGTCAGCACTCTGCGTATATTTTATTTTGCAGATGCCCTGCAGGTCGGCTGGATTAAGATTGTTGCTTATTGTATAAGGCTCTCCGTTATCCTCTACTATGTATTGGCCGTTGTACAGAAAGCGGCAATGCCCTGCAGTGACTTCTATGATATAGGTTTCATTGGTGTTATACAGAAAGGGGATATAGAAGGCACGCTTGCCTCCATAGGTTACGCCAATATGCCGGAAGCCGTTGCGGTTACGCACGCCACCATAACGCTGCACCGTAAAGTTTTTTAACGTGGCAGCGCCGCTATCATATTTGTTGATATCGACGCGGCCGTACATGCTGTCCGACAATTCACCGCCGGCAAAGCTGGGCTTCAGTTGATACAGTCCCATTGTCAGCCCTCCCATCTGGCGTTGGCCAGTCTATCCTGTACAGCTTCTTCCTGATTGTCTTCTGCAGCATCCTCGCCAGCTGCTTCCGTAAAGTAAGCATTGTATGCCTGGATAGCATTTGTCGCAAGGTTCATGTTACCGGTCAAAGCGAACGCCATCTCCGCCGCCAGCTTCCAGCTGAAGGCTTCAATGAATTGGCTGTCGAAGGTTTCACTGTCCTTTACGTCTGCAGTATATTCCACGTAGGCGTTAGAGATATTACTGTATATCTTGCGTCCGTCGTTACCGTTCATAATGCGGAAGTAATTATCTTTAGGCAGGCCAACAAAGCTGTCATTGTACATAAGGCGTATCGCCAGAGCATCAGAAGGATATTGATAGACGTATTTATAATCAGGTGCCGTTTCATTAAGCAGTGCCAGCTGCACACGCTTCGTTGCGAACGTCCAAGGAAAGCGGCGCAATACATTCTGACGGGTAAAATTGAAATAACGTGTACAGATTCTTGCAGGCTGGCTTGCCTCATCCATGCGGTTGATTTCGTCTACGCCGATACGGCCAAGCGCAAGGTTACAGATTTCAATGTTGTTCATGGTTTCCTCCTAAAAAACAAAAGGCCGGAATAAGCTCCGGCCCGATGTTATTCTCCGCGCAGAGCGGAAATCAGTTCTTGTTTTTTTGCATTCTTCGGCGGCTCCAGGCCGTTTGCACGTGCCAACTTCTGCAGTTGGCCAACATTCATATCTTCCAAAGAAGAAGGCATGATATCCGGGTTTTCCATGCTGCCAGACGTTTCTTCCGAAGGTTCTTCGTTCATAGTTTCTTCATCCGAAAGCACTTCGTCGGAAGGCGTTTCGTTCGTAAGTTCTTCATCCGAAAGCTCGTCAGCATTTTTGTTCAGGGCCAATCTTTCAGCTGGATTATAAAGCGGTTTGAAATGCTCCGGCACATTCTCACCCAGCTCCACCACTTCGCCCTTTTCCCAAAGTCTGCGCTGCCAATAGCAGGTGCGGATTACTTTGTATCTCATACCGGCACCTGAATATCCGGGGACAGATATGCCCAAATCTTGCCGCCTGCCGGAGCGGTAGTATCACCGGTGATTTTTACGCGGACGTAGCGGCCCTGCGGTTGGATGGACGCGAAGAATTGCGCCAGCTGGCAGGCATGCTTCTGCTGCTCGGCAGTTTTGCCGATAGTCACCACCATCTCAGTGATAGGAGCAGAGAAGTTTGCGTCAGCGCTGGTCTGCAGCTCTACGCTTTTGACGCGGCCGGCAGTTACGCCCTTAGTTAGTTTAACATCAACATAGAGCGGTCTCAAAGATTTGTTGCGGCCGATATCAATTGCCTTACTGGTGACAGTCGCTGCAGTATCGACATTTTCGCAAAGAATAAGCTTTGCATCAATCATTACAGCCATGTTCTTACCTCCTTATTCTACCGGCACTTTAGATTCAGTGCTCAGGATAGCATCATTACGCAGGATGGGAGAGCCCCAGAAATGCTGAATACGCTTGCCGCCGAAGTCTTCCAGAGAAAGGTTAACATTGTTTTTCTTCTGTGCAATGATATTGATCATGGTCTGCACCTTACGGTTACAGAGGATAACAGTACGGCCATGGTCAGGATTTTCAATGCAGTCATATACTTCAATCAGTTTGTCGATGAAGTCAGTGCTGCTGGTATTGGTAGTATCAATGTTGGCCAGACGTGCTACATAGCGCGGGTCACGTACGCAGAGGCCTACGTCCCAGTTGTACTGAGATTCATAGCCCCAGTATTCAAGGTTATTCTCATCTCTCACTTTAACACGTCCGTTGTCACGATAGCTGTAACCACCAGGAACGCCTTCCGGAGTGATGCCGTAAACAGTATCAGGTGCAAAGGTCACTACCCAAAGGGAGGTCAGATTGTTACCGGTACCGCCCGCGTCAACAATCTGATTGGCGTAGATTTCATCCTGCCCGGCCTTATCATAGTAGAAAGCGCCAAGGCCGGTAAAGCCAGCAGGGTTGATTTGTTCATCACCATAGAAGAAGGTAGTAGACATCTTCTGGCTCATAGCTTCCTGATGTGCATAGTTTTCATTGAGTCGATAGGTATTGCTGTTCTTGTTGAGCTTCATCAGTCGCTCATCAATCTGTGCAATGGCCTCAACACCGCCGGTAGTAAAGCTTGCCTGGCCAGTGCTGGATTTAGTAGGCGCTACGCCACGGTTAATAATACGCCATGCTACATCCGGCAGGCTGGTTCTGATAAGCGCTTTTTCAACGCTGCCGCTGTTGCAGGTTCTCATCGGGAATACTTCCCAGAGACGGTTGGTTTTGGCCTGCAGCTCTACGACCTGCGCCGCTGCTTCATTACCTGCAGAGCGATACTGCTGCGCAATATCATACATAGTTGCCAGGCCGGTATTGTTATAAAGTCCGGTTTGTGCCATTTAATTCACTCCTTTAGTATTTGCTGTTAGGGAAGAGGATATCTTCTGCCCGCGGGGTTCCCTTGCCGCCGCCGACATGAGTATCTGCCGGCTTATCTTCACTGATAAGCTGGCCGATATTTACAAAGAGCTTGCAGACTGCAGGATGATTGATAGCACCGGTATCAATCAGCACCTGCATCGCCTCACTGCCGCCAAAGGTATTTACAGCTGTTCTGGCAAAGCCAAGGTTTTCCTGACTGGTCAGCCCCAGCTTCTCGCATTCAGCGATATTCTTTTCAACGGCATCTTCTGCAGCATGCATATAGCCGTTGATAATCTCGCTGTGCATTTTCAGCAGGCTGTCAGCCTGTGCCTGCGAAAGCTTTGCATCCTTAGCTATGGCGGTAAATGCTGTTTTCTGTTCATCGGTGATTGTAAGGCCTTCGCCCAGGTTAAACTCATAGCTTTCCGGTACTTCGCCAGATACGCCATCACCAGCAGGATTGCCGCTGCCGTCACCAGGAGGATTGCTACCGCCATCAGGATTATCAAAGATACTTTTACTGCCACCTGCAGTACCACCGTCACCACCGGTGCTTCCATCGCCACCAGCTCCGCCTTCACCGCCGCCAGCATCGCCGCCGTCAGGAGCCAGAAAGAACAACCATTTCTTTCGCATTAAACACTACCTCCTTCAAATTGGTCATAGAATTCATCTTTGTGTTTTTCTTTAGGACGGTCCCGCGCTTCCTGCCGCATCAGCAGCTCCAGCTGCAGGCCTTCCTCAGTATCATCTCTCAGCATACGGAGCAGTTCTTCACCGACGCTGCGCCGGCCTATCTCATACCCCATAACACTTCCTTCACCGACAACATAGTTGGGAACATGCACTTCCATGGTGTCAAGCAGCTCATAAATAAATTCCCTGCCCGTCTGCGTCTGCATGACGTTTACGAGCAGTTCAGCAAATCTTTGCTTTTCCATCAGCTCATCCCCATTCTGCTCAGCATATCATCCAGAGCATTATCCGTATTGGCCGGCACCTCACTCAAAAGCCTTGCAGCTTCCGCACCGGTCTTGGCCGCCTCAGCGCCCTGTGCCATCTGCGCCTGCTGCATCTGTGCTTCCTGTGCCTGCTGGCGTTGCTCTCTGAGCTGCTGCACCTCATCTTCGCTGCGCATGATTTTCTCAGGCGTACCGCTGATAACGCCAACCTCACGGATTACGTTGTCGATGTTAATAATGTCGGCAGCTTCAGGATAGATACCTGCTACGTTACCCACCATACCAAGTACATTCTGTACACTCGGCAGGCTTACCATCTTCTGCGCCTGCGCCAAGAGGCTCACAAAATTAACCTTCAGCTCATCTGCAGTAATCTCTTCCGGCATAGGCGGGAAAAGCTCGTTGCGCATACAGAGTCCAAACGTACGCAAGGTCAGCGGGTCCAGCACCTCATTATGGAACTGCTCCAGCACCGGCCCCAGCATAAGGATTTTCTCCTCGTGACGTTCCGCGACTTCCTTAGCAGTCATCTGCGGATTGTTCTGCGCCTGCGTCAGCATTACCATAAGGTCATTATAGAACGTAGCGCTTATCTGCTGCCGTTTATCATTGCTCAAGGCTATCATGCCTTCGTAGCGCTTTGCTCCCGGCGGTATCATCGGATAAGCATTCATCTGCGTACCATCGGGAATAAAGTTGTTTGCTCCCGGCTGGCGGTTGACTTTCTTTAGGCTTGCCGGAAACATCATAGCCGGGTAAGCCTCGTTATCCATGCAGCGGAGCTTTGCTTTCTCGATACGCTGCAGCTGCATACAGTTACCCAATGCGTTATGCCCAGGACCATAACCATATTCGCAGTTGGCCACCTTGGTCCAACGCGGCATAATAAACGGCTGCTCCTTGTAACCGCTGATGCGCAGGAACTGCTGCTGATTGCCACGCTCCCAGTAAAAGCTCTGCCATGGGAAGTTACCGGGCTTTAATTGGTCAGGCTTATACTCATTGTTTTTGACGATGAGCATTTCAACCTCAAAGCGTTGTGTATGGTCATTGTTGTTATACGCAGTCTTTACGGCCACGCTCACGTTATCAATGCCAAATTCCGCTACCATCTGCGGAGCGGTCAATTCAAAACGTCTGCCGAAGGAATAAAGCCTGCCTCTAGCATCCACACCGCCTGCATATTCGCCGCAGGTGTAACTGCGGTGCCAGAGAGCAGTATCATAGTCCTGCATCATCAGCGCTGCCGCCGTGCCAAACTGACACAGCTCAGCCTCGATATCATACAGCATAGCGTAGGTGTTGCCACGTGCATATACGGCCATCATGACGTCACGCACATCATCCAGCCATTGACGCACCGGATGATATTCAGCCTTTTCCTGATCGGCCAAAGACAGCTCAAACCACGGACGGCTCGGGGACGTCAGTCCGCTCTGCAGGCCAGCAGCACACTTGCCTGCAGCATCCATCGGATAAGGGTCGATGAGATAGCGGTCACGCCGCTCTCCGTCAATGCTGCCGCCACGCTCATGGAAGCGTCCTCGATACGGAACGATATACCGGGACAGAAGTTGCCACGTCGGTTCAAACGAAGTGCGCCGCTGGTACATCTGCTCCAGAACGAAGCGCTTATCCTTCAGCAGCTTTGTGTCTCGATAGATTTCTTCAAACATTGCTATTCACCCAGCAATGCTTTCTTGATTGTATCTACCATGCTGCCGCCGGTCTTGTTGGTAAAGTTACGGCCTCTTGCCTTGCTCAGCTTTTCACGCAGCGATTCACGCTGTCCTTCAGTCGCGCTGTCAATAGTTGCAGCGCTCTGGCTTCCGGGTGCGTTCTGCTTAATCTGCGTTCCGCCGCCACCACCACCGCCGCCATGCAGCTGCATAATGATTTCTTCCATGGTCTCACCTCCTACCACATTCCATGAAACGGATCATATTCTTCCTGCGCGCCATTATCGACGCTCCAGGCGTATTCATGTTCCTGTTTTCTGCTCAGCACCGGAAAAGCAAAGGTCAGCGCCAATGCATCCGCCCTGTTAGGAGACGGAAGCCCGCGCTTTTTCATACTCTCCTTGCTCTCCAGCTGCACTCTGCCATCGTCACGCGGAGCAAGCTCCGGTCCTACGAGGTCATCAGCCAGCACGTTGTCATCGGCCGATATTGCACCGCCATCCATAAGCCAGCGCCGCATATCCTGCCACATAGCTGCTCGCTTGTTGATGCAGTTAGGCGGTATACCTTTTGTGCTGCCAAATGACACCAGCGTCCAATTCCTGCCCCACGCATCGCCTGCACTCTTGATACCTGTACCATAGCCAAGGTCGATAAAGACTGCATCAGCATGGTACTCATCCTCCAGTGCTGCAATCTTGCCGGCAAGCTGCAGGTCATTATCATTCTTCGGATATTCAAAGAGCAGCTTACTGTAGTTGCCCTGACGCAGGTATGCGCAGATTTTATCCGCACCGGTCCACGCAGGGTCTACACCAATGATAACCGGAGCAAAATTATACTGATACGGCTTGAGTACTCTATGACGTGCTTCATCCACGATAGACTGGGAGATATACTGCTTATCGCTGGCCGACGGGAACTCGCCACGCACGCGGACCTTGAAGAAGTCGCTATCCTCGCCGTAAATTTCGCGCCACGCTTCAATCTGCTTTTTATCAGAAAAGCTTACGCTGCGGCTGTCTACCCTGCGAGTGTGCCAATAATTTCTGTGTTTGTGAAAGCAATCATAAAAGCGGCCATTGGAACGAGTTGGGTTGCCAAAGCAGCACCAGATGATTTCTGTGTCTGCGTCAGTCAGGGCACCTTCCGTAACTTCCCAGATAGTGTCATGTATCGCTGATGCTTCGTCAAAGATAATCAAAATTCTGTTGCCCTGATTATGCAGGCCAGCAAACGCTTCAGAATTTGTTTCACTCCACGGAATTGCATCTATACGCCAAGTCTTTTCGTTACCGTCAGCGTTGCAGAAAATGCTTGTCGCAGTGTAGTCAAACAATGGTTTAGCTATCCACATGTTGTACCATTTGTTAAGCTCTGCCCATGTTTTAGTGCGAAGCTGCGCTTCCGTGTTAGCGGTAACAACGCCGCGCGTATCCGAGCAGGTACCCAGCGCCCAAAGAATGAGCCAGCTCACCAGCGCCGACTTACCAATGCCGTGGCCACTGGCTACTGCTTCACGTATGGCAATATCAGCAGTTTTTACTTCGTCCTTTATTTCACGTAGTATGTCAAGCTGCCACTGTTCCGGCCCTTTCTTATTCTCCAGCGGAGTATCAGGTTCGCCCCATGGGAAAGAAAGTTTTACGAAAAGCTCCGGATCATGCTGGCACTCAGCAAGATAGCCTACTAAAGCATCGTAGTCTTCCTGGCTTATTTGTGGTTTCATGGCCCATTACTCCTTCTTTCGCCTTTTCAGCAGCACATTGACATTGCCGCTAATCTTAACCTCGGTCTTGAAAACATACACGCCATCCATTTTGTTCAGAACGTCAATCGCCCTGATTCTGGCCTGCACATCAGCAGCATCATCTTCGGCAATTTTACTGAGCACCAGAGCGCGTTTATCCAGCCCGATAATCTGCTTTCTGATAGCGTCATCTGCCAGCTCTTTTATGCGCTTCAGAATGTTAACATTTCTTAACAGCCTGGTAGCCTGCTGTGCGGCGGTCCTCTCACTGTACCCGGCAGCTATGGCTGCAGCAGTGCCGTTACCCTCATGCTTACGGTATTCCAGGCAAAATTTCTCCTGCGCCGGACTGAGCTTTTCCGACGTGGTTTTTTTACCAGCTTTTGGGGTAGTTTTTTTACCGGAATTTTTAACAGCTTTTTTGACTGCTTTTTTTACCTCTGCCATAGTGCCTTCACCTCCTTTGCTTTTTGGCATAAAAATAACCCCGGCGGAACGCTCCGTCAGGGCCTTTATTTTTACTTGCTATTTTGCACAATACTATTTTACCACGTCAAAAGCGCCGATTTGTAAAGTACAAAACGGCAATGCTTAAAAATTTTTTATTCCATGCTGCGCTGCAATAATAGCAGCGTCACTCAAAAACTCATTGCGCCAGGCGTAGAACGTCTGACGGCTCACTCCCTGCAGCCCGCTGATAACCTCCGGCTGGACGTGCCTGTTCTCGTAGTTGTCATAGTATTTGTGCATGACGTGGCCAATAGGCGAGTCTTTGTATAAGGCATACGTCTCCCTTATCACCGCCAGCCACTCCTCCGGCTGCTCAATGACAAGCTCATAGCTCCGACGTCCGATGTATACGCTAACCTTTTTCAGCGGCAGCATTCCCTTGAGTGCATCCTGCTGGGTAGGATTAGGCTTCAGCTTGTCCTTCAGCCCATGCGGATGTCTGCAGGCACGCGCTTCATCCACGGCCATCTGAATTTTTTTTTGATACTTAAAGCGTGTCTCTGCGACGCGCTGCCAGTGCTTTACCAGCAATCTGATTCCCCCTTCCCGTGCTTATAGCAGCAGCGGATATACTTCTTCTTGCGCCTGTCCGTTTTTTTGCTTGTATATAACTACCGAGGCAGATTCCGCCGCTGATATAAACGCCTACCTGCGTAGTCTTTTTGTTTTCAATGGTTTCCCGCCACCTAGTGCCAGGCAACGGTAATACTGATACGGATATCCGGTAATCTCGCTGACGTCCTGGACGACAGTATCCTGCAGCACATAAAAGCCTTTAGGTGCAGACGGCGTCTCACGCCAGCTGTCAGCCTTGACTTTCTCAATCTTACACTCCGGCTGCTCAAGGTTACGGCTCGTAACATAACGTCTGGCAAACACTCTGCGTTCCGGATCGTTGTAGGTCTTGTTGGTCTGCTTGATAAGATAGCTGGCCAGCCTGTCATAATCTCCGCTGCCGTCCAGCTCCGTTGCATGGATACGTCCATGCGGCCACATATCGCCAAGCTCCTGCAGCTTCAGCCCGCTATGGATAACGATATGAAAATGCATAGAGCGCTTACCGTATTCGGCTACGGCCACATATTTGAAATTTGAGCCGCGACGCTTGCATTTCTGTTTCACGTTGCGGCAGAATTTCTGGATATCTTTTTTTGCCTCCTGCTGGCTGCTTGCTCTTTTATCCGGAGCATAGGTCAATACACAATGCAGGTCACCTTTGCCAAAATTAGTATTAAGCAGACGACGAAGATTCTTGTAGCTGTTACGCTCGTTTACCTTGGCCATAGCTTCCGGAGTAGGATTGCTTTGTGGAGCACGTACTGTCATCTTTCCCTTGTAGCGGAAGGTCTGGTATTTTTCTACTTCGATGCATTTGCCACATCTCCATGTCCGTTTTACATACATTCTTCCGCTCCATTCTGCCTAAGTTATTTTGGCTGTTATTTTTTCCGGCACTGATATGCCACTCAACTAATATGCTTTATCAAGCTTTGGGCAGGTATTTCACCTGCCCAATTTCTACTATTGTATATAGTTATTTTTTTGTCTTGCAGAAGCGCGGCAGCTTCCGTGCTTCCAGGAAGCACTTATCACGCAAGCTTCTGTGTTTGCTCAGGTAGCTTCTGAGCTTTCTTTTTCTCATGCAGGCCAGATGCTGAGCATACTTTATCTGTTGTACATCCAGCACCTGATAGCCGAAATTAAAGATTCCCATCTTGCCTTTGTTTATATTTTTTAAGGCTTCTTCGCAGGTTATCATAAACTTCATGTCTCCGGCTCCTTCCAATTTATATGTAATCCATATTGTTCGATGTACTCAAGATACTGCTCTGTGGTTTTATCTTCGCCCAGCATCTCAAGGCCGCGGGCGTAAAGCTCAGTGAATTTCTACAATCTTGTATTGCGTACATGTATTTCTCCATAGTTCTCCATGAGTATCTTGCAGCAGACTGCCAGTATCTGATGGGTGAAGTATTTGGCATAATACGGTATCATCTTATCACGCTCTGCCTGCATACCTGCTTCATAGCCCGCCTGATAGATAGCATTATAGCCGGCCTTGCTGATGTCAAAGGGTTCATTGGCTCCGGCCTTTACCTGCAGGAGCTCTTCGCCGCCCAACAGATGCAGCTTTTTCTGTTTTCTGCGTTCCATTTTGCGCTGCTGGCTCATGCGTCATCGCCAGCCTTGCTAACACGGATAAACTTATCACCGCAAAATCTATATGTCCCCTCAACGCCAGCTCTATCATACCAGCCGGCATCAACTTTATGTTTTTTGAGCCAGGCTTCCAATACAGCGTTGAGCTGTTCATCAAGCTCTTTTCTCGCCTGCGCCAGCGCATTACCGGAAATAAAATCGCACCATGCTTCTGCACCTTCGCCAGCCTCATCATCTGCTTGGCTTATAAATTCTTCAATCAGATCATCCATATCAATATAAGGATGCCATTGGGATTCTTCTTGTTTAAGGACTATAACCAAATCACCCACAGCAAGGTCGGGGCGAATATCTTCCAAGGCTTCCTCCGGAGTATCGCACAAATAGCTAGAAACAACGCGGCCCTGCACCTCTGCGCTATATTGAAGAAAAACTGGTTTTTCCTTGGCCAGTTCATCAGCCAAGAGAACAGCTTCGGCAAGCTCTGCCTTTGCCTGCTCCAGATAATAAATCTCGCCGCTGCATTGCCAGTCATTGATGGCCAGCTGCGCCCGGTTCACGTAATTATAAATCTTGTTGTTAATCATTTGTTCCTCCTAACAGCGCCAACGCGCATACCATAACGATAATTGTAATAGCCAGGTTAATTGTAAATTCATCTATTGCTGCGTCCATTATGCTGCTCCTTCCATAGCATTCCCAGCTTTTCAGCCACATCAGCGCCCATTACACGCGTGTCCATTTAGGTTCTTGCGGCTTGCATTTTTCGCAATAACGTACGACTTCACAATGTCCATTGCGCCCGCAGCACTCACATGGAAAGCCATAAGTATAATACTTTCTTCTCAGCCGGAAAGATTTTTTGCCACAGATATCGCATCTGCCGTATTCACTCATGCTACCTATTGCCTCCCTCAAAAATATTTTGCTGGAAGATCTCGTGCGTACCTGCAGCTATGAGCTTTTCTTCGCTGCTCATCTGATAGCCAAGCTTAGTAAGCCAGTGATACATTGCCTCAAGTCTTGGGTTGAACTTGTATTCAGGATATACCGCGCGGTAACCATTAGCATAAAACTCTTTTTCGTTATCATTAAACAGCTTATAAATAACCTCTATACACTGCTGTGTATTATCGTAACTTTCGTAGGCCAGTTTAACTGCTTTCTCATCACGCCGAGGGTCTAAGTACTTATCATCTATGCCGACTTCTTTGCTTATGTCACCCCAAGTCATATATGTAATGCTGCGTAATACAATAAGACTATATGCTCCCATATATACAGCTTCTCGCTGCTTAGCAGTGCCCTTGAGATTTTCAACGAATGCTTTGCGCAGCTCATAATGTGTTGCAGCCATAGCATCGACTTTAAACCATGCTTCCTTGATACGTTTTTCTTTTTCAAGCTCCTTGGCGCTTTTTTTTATAATTTTAGCTTTTTTTGTTTCCTTGACATAAAACTCTACGTTTCTCGGATAGCTGGCCTCATAATACAGTCCCTCTGTTTTCTTGGGAATTTTATCTTTTGTTACCTCATACTCATAGAGGTTCAGACTGCCGACGCGTCTATACTTGCTGCTGTATTTATTGGCACTATCCGGAAATTTCTTGATGCCAAGACGTTCCATATCTGCCAGGAATACCGGCATGTTATCAGCAAGCTTTTCTTTCTCCACGGCGAGGTTGACTGCTAGAGCAAAATCATTTGTGCCAATCTTCTCCATTGCTTTATTTCTGGCTTCTAAGTTTTTGATTCTGGCCAGTGCATCAAACTCTTTTAGACTAAGCTGGCGGGTAGAGCTTATCTCCTTCAGCTTGTTCTGGTCAAGCTTAGCGATTTCCAAGCGCCGTCTGATAGTGCTTTTACTGAAGCCGCTCTGTTGGGATATATCTTCGATATCCATGCCAAAATCCAGAAGCTGTTGGAAGCCTTGAGCCTGCTCATAAACCGTCAGGTCGCTACGCTGCATATTCTCCAGCAGCATAGTCTGCAGCTGCCGCGTTTCCGACATGCCTCTTACGATAGCGCACGGCACTTCCTGCAGCCCGGCGCGTTTCGCAGCTTCCAGGCGACGGTGGCCAATAACCACCATATACTTGGGTTCTTCACCCGGTACAGCTTCGTTGACCGGGATTACGGTAAGGTTCTGGTAGATGCCATTTTCTTTGATGCTTGCTGTCAGCTCCTCCAGATTGCCCAAGTCTTTTCTTGGGTTCTGAGGATGCGGCACAAGGTACTCAATAGGCATGTTTACTACAGACATTTTTCTTCCTCCTTGTTCTCATCACTCTTATATGCTAAAATAGGGATGTATGGATGCTGGTAACTTCATACATCCCCATGCCGTCTGCGCTTTTTGCAGGCGGCTTTTTTATTTTGTTTCGACCGGAACATGCAGGCGCACATTGATTTTTTCCCCGAGGTATACCCAGCCGTCTTTCTTGTTGTTATCCTTGCAGACATAAAAAGCAATTTCGCGCCAGTCGCGCTTATCGCCGTATTCATCTTTTAATCTGCAGCAGATTCCTTCCAAAGTGTCTCCTTCTTCCAATACATGGTAAGGTACAACAATCTCAGTGACTTCCGGTCCTTTAACCATCTGATAAGCTGCACTTACCATTCTTGCGGGCCCGTAGTCTAGCAAGCATATTACGGCAAGCAGTAAGCTGCCTAAGGTCAGCAGCCTCAGTTTCCGCAGTTTCCTTCTTCTCATTCTTCACAGCTCCTTTCCCAAAGCGGCGGACTATTCTCAGATAGTCTTCACGCAGCAGGTCGATAAATGTTTCTTCGCCGTCCTCATCAGTCATCAGCTTACCGGCAATAAAGCAGGGGCCGAATATAACGTCTACGATATTTCCATTATTGTTCAGCAGAGGGAACAAAGCGTCATTGTGATATTTGTTCTTGCCGTCCTCATTACATATCAGCGTATATTCAGGGCTATTACCTTTAGCTTCCAGCGGTACGATCTGTATCTTGCCACCCACCAGCTTCTGCATATTGGCCAAAGTAAGCTCAACGCGCACAGCCTTTACCGGTTTACCTGGACGATACCAGACAATAGTTTTTTCATTGGCCATTTTTATATCTCTCCTTAAAGATGAAGCGCAGTGCATAGGCAGTGCTGGCCTTCATTCTTTCATCAGCTTCACGTGCCAACTGTGCCCGGCGTTCACGCATCAGGCGCTCGTATTTCATGCTGGCTTCATGCTCTCTGATTGCTGCGTTAGGCTTGTATTTTTTACAGCGCTTCGCATGGTCAATAATCTTATTTTCCAGTTCGGCGCACGTCATGCGCTTTGCTTTGCACATTTGCCTTCCTCCTCTTCCAGCAGACCACGTTCTTTGGCAATCTCCAGCGCCATCTTTCCAAACGGGCCTGCCCACCAGTCCATATCCTTGACTGCCTTCTCGTTTTCCGTGATGCAGTCATAATCTTCAAGTCTGTTCATATTCATGCATCTCCATATAACCCTTGCAGGTATTCTTTGATTTGTTCCTTTACAACTCTGCTGCCAGCGCCGCAGTGACGTTCCTGATGGCAGTCGTAGCACAGGGTTACGCCCTGGGAGATTTCATCACTCTTCAGTGCGCCGCAGGGCTCATGGTGAAATTTTTCTCCCGGGTCCACGTATCTGCCGCAGATGATGCAGCAGTTGCCGTCACGCTCATGGATAGCTGTATTCAGTTTGCGCAGCTTCTCGCCGTACAGTTTTACCTTTTTGGTTTTCATCATCATCATGGCTTTTACTTCCTTTTCCTTGCTCCGTGCTATAATAGGTATTACAGAACGGAGGTGATATTATGGATATTAGAGCTAAACGCTTATGCCCTTATTGCTTGAAAAACACCAACGTTATGCAGCCGCCTTGCCTTGACTGCGTATTCTATGATGTTGACTACAGACATTCGCACTGACGAAAACGTTCTTGCACTGCTTCGGCTTCTGCGCGAAGAACGTAGCCAGAATCGCAACATGTATTAACCCAATATAAAATCTTTTGTATTTCTTCTGCTCTGTAACCGTCCAGCATTTTTACTATCTGCTCGACGGTTTCTTTTTGTTTTGCATCAAGCATCATCTTCTTCCCCTCCTTCCTTCGCCTCCCAGTGCTATAATATGTATTACAGAACGGAGGTGATTACTTATTATGTATTCCAGAGTTTTTACTAATGAAAAATGTCCTTGTAGTGGCCAAGTGCAACAAGTGACTGTTTACTTTGAAGATACTGCCACCAACGGTATCCGTGATTTAAACAACTATAAGCGCCACCACTTTGTTTGTGACAACAAATCTTGTCCTGCGCAATTAGAGTTCAATTCATGCCCTATCTTTAATTCCGCGCACGCTTAATGTTAAGTCTCCTTCAATGCTGTCAAGCTCCAACTTGACAGCATTGCTTTTGCAGAAGAAAGTTGCGGTATAATTTCGATTGCCATCTGACATAAATGTCTGTGTTGCTTCTGGAGTCATTGCTCTGATGCTTCCTCTCCATATACCATTAGTTTCCATCTTTGTTTCTTCCACCTCTTCCCCTCCTTACGGTTATGTGCTCATTGTAATTAGTTGCTCGCCTCGTGTATCTAGTGTACTAGACATTATGCGCACAGCAAATCAGACACCTTGCATTTCATGGCGTTAGCTATGGCTTTCAAAGTTCCGATTTTTACTTCTACCTCTTCGCCGCTTTCAAGTCTGGAAATCGTGGCGCGAGTAACACCAGACAGTTGCACAAGCTCTTCTTGCGTCATACCTAACTCTACTCTAATTTTTTTAATATTATACAGCATTGTGACACCACCTTTCTTTTTTCATGTCTAGTATACTAAACATTTCTGTTGATGTCAACTGTATTTGACATTTTTCTTGCATCAATGTATAATACACTATACAGAAAGGAGATTGTACTATGAATATAAAAGAATATGTTTATAACTACAGAAAAGAGCATAGCTTGTCTATGCAAGCGTTTGGTGATATGTGCGGTCTCAGCAGAGCATATATTTCTATTTTGGAAAAAGGTATCAATCCAACAACCGGCAAGCCTTTCATTCCAACAATAGATACCTTAAAGAAGATAGCTGAAGTTACTGGTACTGATCTGGATTCCTTGTTGAAAATGCTAGATGATTCTCAACCAGTCATCGTAAACATACCTCCAGCACCCATGCTACAACTTACCGATCAGGAAAAATCAATGATAAAAAAATACCGCCAGCTTAACGCTGACGGTAAGTTGGTTATTGATAACCAGATTGATTTTATGTTGTACCAGCAAGGGCAGTCCGCTGAAAAAGAAGAGCAGAGTTTAGGATAATAAGGTAAGGAGGAAAATTTATGCCAAACCATGAAGATATTAATCCTTTTATAAAAATAGCGCCTTATGGTTGTACTTTTATTTTCGTTCTTTCAATGGGTAATCACCACGGCTTCGTTGGAACTACCCAAGAGTTTATTTCTTTAGCTGTTGTAGTTAAATTCATTCACTATGTGGCTATGAGAACTTCTAAAATCTCCGAATTTCTTTTAGCTCAAATAGCCATAGCTGCTTTTTATTTTTTTATTTTTAATTCATTCTTTCGAACTGCAGCAATCTTTCTATTGGTGTATGATGCTTTATTTGCATTATATATATATTCGCACTTTCAAGAGTTCAGTGATGCTACAATAGAAGGTGCTTTTGCCAGATATAAGAAAGCACTTGCAGCTAACGGCTTTAGCGGAAGGTGAAGAACAATAAAAAGTAGCCAGCTAACTGCTGACGGTAAATTGGTTATTGATAACCAGATTGATTTTATGTTGCACCAGCAAGACCTATCCGCTGAAAAAGAAGAGCGGAATTTAGGATAATAAGGAGGTGAATCCTTGGACGAACAAACTTATTTAAAGGAGCGCTTAGACAATCAAATCAACTGGTACAGCTCCAAAAGCTCTGAAGCGCAATCTTGGTACAAATGGCTGAAGTTTGCTGACAACCTGCTGGCACTGCTTATCGTGCCCATCTCCTATTATTCGGACAGCTGCTGGTGGTTTAAGTATGCCGGTATTGTTGCCGGTATACTTATAGCTCTCAGTAATTTTTTGCAGAGTATGAACAAGTATCACGAGAACTGGATCCAGTACCGTTCTACTGCAGAAATACTAAAGCATGAAAAATTTCTATACCTTACACGCTCCGGAGGATATAAAAATTCTTCTGCTCCATTTAATGAACTGGTTGAGCGCTGCGAGAGTATTATCTCCAGTGAGAATGTTGACTGGGCGCAACTCCACAAAGGCTGCCCCACTAAGCAGCTCTAGCCTTCTACCGGCTCATATGTCTTTTCAAAGATATCAGGCTTGCAGGGATATTGCTCTCCGCGCAGGCCGGTGATAATCCAATCGCCAGGAGCTGCACGCAGAGGCCCTTCCAGTGTAGGGATTATCATTGCTTTATCTGTCTGGTATGCTTCAATCACTATAGGTCTTTTTCTGAATTTCATAACTACCTCCATAAAAAGAAAGGATTGATAAAATGTTTAATATCTTAAAAATTTACCACTTGTTCATTAGCCATTCATGGAGCTATTCACCCCATTATAACACACTTCTTGAATGGATTGATAGGTCTAACATTGTTTTTAGTAATTACAGCGTACCTTATACTGACCCCTTCACCGGCAAAACCAAGGCCCAGCTCCAGGAGGCTATCACTGAACAAATCAGACATTCATCTATTGTGATTATTGCTGCCGGTATGTATGTATCTTATAGTGCTTGGATTGATTATGAAATCAGAACAGCCGCAGCCATGGGCAAGCCTATTCTGGCAGTAAAGCCTTGGGGAAACGAACGCCTGCCGCAGATTGTGCAGGACAGTGCAACTCTTATCGTAGGCTGGAACAGCGACAGTGTTGTCAAAGGGATAAAGAGATTGTTATAAAAAACGCCCCCATAACGGGGGCGCATCTGTAAAAATATTAGTTTGCTGTAACAAAGCGTTTACTTTAATCGGAAACGCTTTCTTGCCGAATTGACGGGCATAAATGCGCTTACCTTGTTTGGTAGTAATGGAAGCTACAAAAACAATGGTAAATTCCTCTTGATTGGTGGAGGATTCCGCGATAGCAGAATTTTGCTTATCCATTCGATATCACCTCCTTTCAATAGAAGTTATCGAAAGGATTTGTGAACACCGCTATATTTATTATACTAACTTTCGCTAGCATTTGCAATATATAAATCATTATGCATAAAAAGCAAAAAGAGACGAACAAATCGTCTCTTTTGCCGAGCAGCGCAGGATATAACAAGTTCTTGCAAGTTCTTGTTGGTGCGTTGAGCAGTTGCACCGTGATATCGAATGGCGCTCCACCAATCAATAGTATCATACCACATTATGTTGCTTTTTTCAACTTAAAAGTTATCTATTCCTAACAAGAAGATGTTTTTTAATTATGAAATTAAGAATTGAAAAAGGAGTGATTTTATGCAAAGAGCAGTTATCTACGCGCGCTTTTCCTCGGACATGCAGCGCGAAGAGTCTATTGACGCGCAGGTCCGCGCCTGCAAAGCTTATGCCAAAAACAAAGGCTACATCGTTGTCGATACCTATGCTGATGAAGCAAAGAGTGGACGCGATGTTACCAAGCGTGACGCTTATAATCAGATGCTGGCCGATGCTATGGAAGATAAATTTGACGTGATCATCTTCCATAAGATTGACCGCAACAGCCGCAACGAGCTGAATTATTTTACCTTTAAGGATAAGCTGGAGAAGCTGGGTATCCGGTACGAATACGCCGCCCAACCCATCGATGCACTTTCACCGGAAGGCCAGATGATGGAAACAATGATGGTAGGTATGGCAGCCTATTATTCGCGTAACCTGGCCAAGGAAACTAAGAAGGGCCTCAATGAAAACGCTTACAAAGCACTCTTTAACGGAGGTTGTCCACCTCTTGGGTATAAGATTGTGGACAAAAAATATGTCATCGATGAGCAGGAGGCAGCTGCCGTACGCCTGATATTTGAGCTGTATCTTAATGGTTATGGCTATGCTGCCATCTGCAGGGAGCTCAGCGCCAAAGGATATACCACCAAAGCCGGCAAAGCATTCGCCAAGAACAGCCTGCATGATATTCTCTGTAATGAGAAGTATATCGGCACCTATACATTTAATAAAATACCTCGTAAAAAAGGCGGCCGCAACAGTCATGCTGCAGAGCGCCCGGAAGATTTTATTTCTATTGAAAATGCTTTCCCTGCCATCATCAGTAAAGATGATTGGGCACTCGTCCGCGCCAAGATGGACCGGAACCGGCATCGTGCAGCCAGCTACACCGCCAAGGAGAAATACCTGCTGTCCGGCAAGGTTTTCTGTGGCCACTGCGGCAGCGCCATGGTTGGCCACCGCATCCGCAAGCGCTACTGTTATTACGGATGCACGCGCAAGGAACAGACTCCTACCTCTAAATGCCCGCAAAAAATGATACGTGCAGAAATTTTAGAGCACTGGGTACTGCAGATACTGGAGCGCGTTGTCTTTACCGTTGGCGGCATGCGCAGGATTGCAGATGCTATCGTAGATGCATATGAGGCAGAGCAGAAGGAACAGGCAGGCAGCCAGGCTACACTGCTGCAGCGCAAAGCTGTTGCCGAAAAAAAATTAAATAACCTCTACAAAATTTTTGAAGAAGGCAACGCAGATGAATTCGATCGCCAGCGCCTGAACCAAATCAAAGCAGAGCTCAGAGAAATTAACAAATCTATTTGTGAAACTTCTGTGAAACCTGCAAAACTTCTCAGTAAACAAAAAATAGCCGCCATACTGGCAGCTATGAAAGATGAAATTTTTGTGAAAAAAAATAGTTACTATGTCCAACAAGCTGTAGACTTGCTCGTTGACCATGTAACCATCACCGATAAAGTGCTGAAAATCACCTTATCAACGCAAAATGTTTGCGCTTATTTGGTGCCGCGGACCGGAATCGAACCGGTACGGGTATCACTACCCGAGGGATTTTAAGTCCCTTGCGTCTGCCAGTTCCGCCACCGCGGCAGACATAACTACTTAACACCTTTTAAGAAATAAAAATGGAGGCGACACCCAGAATCGAACTGGGGATAAAGGTTTTGCAGACCTCTGCCTTACCGCTTGGCTATGTCGCCTTAAAAGGTGGAGCGGAAAACGAGATTCGAACTCGCGACCCCCTCCTTGGCAAGGAGGTGCTC